TGGAAGATACCTTCGCGCATACACTCCTTATCGGTGATGTCATGGAGAAGGTGTTTGCGTTTCTTTGTGAACTGGATGCGGTAGCGCATAAGAGACGGTCGGATGTAGAGTTTGTTGTCCCATCCAGGGTGATGTTCCGGCTGATCGATGTTCAGTTCCGCCTTCAGGCGTTTGTAGAAGGCCGCCTGTTCCTCTCCTTCAAGGGTGCGGTAGATGGCACCATAGCTTTCAGCGATTGGCACGATGTCGCCGACGTTGTACTCAGGTTCGCCGTCGAGTCGGCGCGTCTCAGTCTTATAGCCGTCCGTGATGGCGAACACGAGGCCCTGTTTGAAACGGATGATGGATTTTGGCATAGTTATATTTTATATTTTGAAATAAGTACATCTATTTGTTCCTTAGAAAGAGACTGTTCATCCAAAACAGGAAAGGGAGGAAAGGGCGTAACAACAATTTCGATATCCTCTTTCATAAAACATATCCAGTGAGTATTCGCCCGTTTACCTGAGATATGGCCGAAAAGAGGCTTGATGGGGGGGGGTAAGTTTCAGAATTTCGGACACGCGGATGTTTGTCTCGTTCCATTTGAAAATAAGGAAACCACCAGGCATCAATACGCGGAAGCACTCAGCGAAGCCATTGCGAAGGATATCCTGCCAACCATGTGCCGGCAGCCATCCATATTTCTTCATCTGCCAGTTCTGAGCTTCTTTCTTGGAACCCGTATATTTCAGATGTGGTGGGTCAAACACCACCATACGGAAACTGTTGTCTGGATATGGCATCGACGTGAAGTCCGCCACCACATCCGGCTTGACGGAGAACTTACGGCCATCGCACAGTGTCATGTCCGTGCATCGGATGTCCTGGAAGAGTACACGAGGATCGTCTTTGTCGAACCAGAACATCTTGCCGCCACAACAAGCATCGAGGATGGAAGGCATTGGGGATTTATTCATATCGTTTGTTTTTTTCTCGGTGAGGAAACCACCGAGCACACTAATTATTTATTGGGGATAGATTGGAGGCGTGGGTCCAGGAACTCCAGTTCGTCATCGTGGTAGATCATGCCGGACTCAGTGTTGTGCCACATGTTATAAATGCCGTCAATATCCATGTCATCCACCAGCACCTCTTCGTCAGATTCGATGACGCGGGCACGGATGTACTGGTTGGTTTTGGAACGCTTGCGGATGGTCTTACCGTGCAATTCATCCTCATGGATTCGACGGAGAGATTCTTGTGAACGCCATTTGCACTCATTGCAGAGGTAATGTCCCATGCCGTCACAACCGCCTTCAGGCGTGCCGTGTTCGTAATCGTCGCAGTCGAGGTCAAATGCTTTTTTTACGCAGTGAGCGCGGTTATACTCATCGCATTCCTTCCAGAGTTTTTCTGGCACGGTGATAAGTCCATCATGGATGATTAGCCTTCTCTGTGCCTCACGTTCACAATAGTAGCTGACAGCCGACTTGTTGGTGGCATTATCTTTCAGTCCATAGATAAAGAGTCCAGAGCGCACAATGTCCTTGATCTGAACTTCTTTATTGATGGCATTGCCATCCGCATCCCATGTACCTTTGAAAAGAAGGTACTCCTTCAGGATGTCATCGAGCACCATATCCCGATATTCCATGATGGTGCGGTTGGAGAAAAACATTTTTTGGTCAATCATACGAGGAGTTTTAAGTGTTGTGATGGAATCACAATGCAATTAACGAAGCTATTATTTACTTTTATTTTTCACGAGAGATATATGACACAAAACGTCCTGGCAAAGTGAGAGGATGGTTTCTTTTCTGATGGCATCCTCATAATTCTCTGGGACATAGTTTTTCGTCTTATTATAGAAATCAAAGATGGCCTCATTCTTGAAAAAAATGCCATCCTTTGTGACCACACATCGAACAAAATCAGAAGATGGGAACATCGTCTTACTGTCAGAGTTTTTAACACATAAATCCTCAAATACAGATAAAGAGTTAAAGATGTAACAATGCGAGAATGGCACCAAGAATGTCATAGACAACGATGTTGACTTCAGCTCATAGTTCATTTCATAAGAACAACCGAAGATTCTTACGCATTCTTCCGTTACATGATGCTGAGGAATTGCGAACACACATCTTTCGATGGGCAGATCTTTCAATACATCATAAACGGATTTCCCAAATTTCATGTTTACAATGAGACAGAATGGGCGATGCACACCTTCCATGATAGGATCTGAAACGAATACACTGACATCATTCAGTCCATACATTCCACTCCCTTTCTTAAAAATAGGAAGCGAATAAACATTGTCATCCCTCTTCAAAGGTTCTGCCAAGTCATTTGTATCGAACACATATACTTTCATAGGGAGTGTTAGGGTTATTTTGAGTCATAAACGAGGCCAGGGAAGAAGTCTGGCATAAAGTTACAGGTGACGATATGTTTGTTTGTATCATCAGCGACGAAGAAAGGACAGCCGCGCTCCAAGCCTGAGCCGACATGTACGAGGTGCGGTTTGTTCATCTTACAAGCCGTACAGGTAGCCATCATCCCGTGCGGGCAGGGAGTCTTGGAGCTTTGAAGGCGGATTTTATAGGGTATCTGTTCCATTGCGGGTTATTTATTCATCATACTACTTGCTTTTCATTACAGATATCTACGGCAGCTGACATAAACCACATGGCATGAACTGCATTATCTTTTTCCATTGCCGCTGTCATCAAGTCAATGGTAGCAGGAAGGACATCTTTCTTCTGAGCAGCCATGACTTTACGAATACACTCTTTGACGGGAACAACCTTCTCTTCATAGTCTTTGAAAAGATAACGGAGATTCTTGTTGGTCTCTGTCATCTTATCGTAGATATGAACGGTATCTCTGATATACTCAAATATGTCGCATTTAGGGCCAGCCATAATCAATCAAGATTTAACGGTACATATTCACCAATAGCAAAAGCGGCTTCGTAGTACTCTTCTTCTATACTATCATTGAACGGTGATCCATTCTTGGGATAGACGATAGTAAGTACATGTTTTTTCTCTTCATCGAAACCTCTAACCTCGAAGTGATCGAGGTTAGAGGGGAAAGTAGGTTTGAACTGAAAACCGATTGGATGTGTCATAGGTCTATTCTTCAGGGTTTACCAGTTCCCAATCGTCAGCCAGCATGTCCGTCTGAGAAGCAAGCCATCCATTGACAACGGAACCGTCGGCAGCTTTCATACAAATATACTGAGCGAAAAAGCGTTCCTTACGCTCATTAGGATGGTTCTTTACCCATTCCTTAAAGTTGTGTGGAAGAGACTTCACAGTATCAACAATGAAGCTGTCAGACAACACATCGAAAGGACGCATAAAGAGAAACATTCCCTTTCCATTCCATCCGGCACGACGAACAAGTTTTCCGAACTTCAGTGAACCAATAGCCTGCCCGAAATTGCCAGATTGTCCTTCCTGTAATTCAGAAGCCTGTTGTGCTCCAGTAACGTAACATGTTTCCATGTCGCCTTCATTAAATACGCCAGATTTGTTTTCCAGCTGCCCGATGTACTTATGGGCCATTTCATCTAAATTCATAATGTTTGCTTTTTATAAATTATTGATTAAAATTGGCTGCTATGATATAGCAGCATACATAACAATTTAATACCAAATTGGAGTCATTTCACATTGCTTATGATATGCTTCTTCTTTCTCGATGATAGGCCAGAAACCAGCGTAGTCTTTATTGGGATCACCCGTTGGTTCAGGATAACTCAATTTTTCTACACTATCAGCAAACACTTGAAGTACCTTCTCAATTTCTGTCATACCATTACTGTTTAAGCATCAATAGAGATAGACCTGATACAGCATCTTCAGCAGCATTGATTGAGAGGAGAGCTGCGTGAAGTATCTGCGCATAGTAAGATAGCTGCTTACAGTCCTCTGATTGAGGATCCATAGACTTGAGTTCTGAAGCCATCTTGCGAAGTGTATCTTCCAAAAACATCTTTGGGACATTGATTTCCTTCAGACACAAACCGATTTCAGCAGCATAAAGCATTGTTGAATGAGCCATAACTACCCCTCCTTTTCCAACTGTTCACGAATAGTCTGCTGAAGTACTGGCAAGACATGCTTTGCATGACGTTTTGCAGCAGCGGCTACTTTTGTCGGTGCTGTATTCCATTCCACCTCACAGAGTTTGTTGGCAAAGTAGCCTTCGCTAATACCAAGCATAAACTTACGAATACCGTCCTTACCAGGTGCATTAAAGTAGTGGAAGAAATTACCCCATTCAGAGTAGGACATATAGATACCATCAGAAGTAAGGAAACAGCGGGCCAACCAACTGCCATTATCATTCTTTAGATCATACATAAACACTTGCACACCTGGTTTGTTTGACAGACAGCAAGTATTACCGATTAGTTCACGATAGCTTTTGAACTGTTCTTCAGCACCAGGTTCAAGCAGATTTGTATTGTCATATACATTTCCGACAATTTCCATACGATAATAGTCTGGCACATGTCCTATAACCGATGGTAATAGACAGTTTTTCCCCCATGTAAAGCACCATCCACTAATCTCTACTGGATTGCCATCTGGAACAAAATCTTTAAGAGACTTCAAATGTCTTACCTGACGTTGCCACTCTACAATGAATAGTCGAGTAGTACCATCAGGAATAGTCAATGCCAGAATATCATCCTCAAAAATGGGATTACCGTTCTTATCACGCCAGCCCGTAAACCTTCCAAGTGTATTGGGATTGATTCTAACAGATTCCAATGCAGAAACATGTATGTGCGGATGTGAGGACATGGTATGTGGCTCACCTTGCACCCAACGGCCATCTTCAACGGCCTTTGCACGAAAAATATATCTATTCATTACTTGATATTCTTTAATTATCAATTCTTATACCTAAGTCACATTCACCTGTAAATACGCTTGTAAAACTCATGTGCGAACATTCTGCACACATATCACCAGTATCATCAGGAAAAGGACAACCAAGAGAAGCAAGGTCTTTGCGCTTGATGCCAGGGTAGGGGTCAAAACCTTTGCTGTTAATACAGTGCTGTGTTGCTGGATCATCAGCGATGGACTTATCTGCACAATGACTACACAGCTCATGGGTTTCATCAACCCACCAACAGTTACCGTGGAGCGGGTTATGACACGGATCATTATCCGTGCAACCACATATTTTACAAACTCCGTAAGGCATAGTTAATTCTTGTTTCTATCCGCCAGGACTTGTGATAACACCTCTGAGGCTTTATCCTTCATGGTGTCAAAGAAGGCCAAGATATGAGGAGTGATGTCATCAGGAGTGAATGTTTGCATCGCGACGAACACGTGCATCATCATTTCTCCCAAAACCTCGACGGACATATTAGGATCTGCCTGATGACGTTTGAACACCTCTGATATCTCTCGTAAGAGAATTGCCTTCTGGTCAAGCGGCTTATTGTTTTTCTTCTTTGCCATGTCCGTCAACAGGTTTGAACGAAAAATCAGACCACAGTTCTATGAACTGGCGACCAGCGTACTTCGCGAGTTCGCGAGATTTGAAGGCCAGACGAGCACCGATGTTCGCGTCCGAGCTCGAGAAAGCGTAATGCGAGCTCGCAGACGAAAGACCGCATGGCGCACCGAGATTCGCGTAGCCCCGACGTACAGCAGCTCAGAACGCTCCGCTTCGGTCATAGCATTCACTTCCTCTTGTGTATAGAGCCAGAACCACGGCCAATAGCGATATTCGCCCACTGTAAACTGAGGTTCCCATCCCTCATTGAGTGCGGCGGTGATGATACGAAGTTTGAAGTATGCGAGAATGTCAGGTGACATTGACGTTTCAAGACCAGCGGAAACGATGGCATTGTACTCACATACGGCAGGGTGCTTTTCACCCAATTCCTTGACAGCATCCTCGAAAGTCTTGATGCGGTCCATGATGGAAAGATTTTTTTTACTCATAATTTGAGATTTTGTTTATTAAACAATTATTATTCGGTTGCGAAAGCATCGCAACATATTGAACTGAATCTTGACATTTGCTCTCCCACATCAATAAAAGACTTGATTAGAGGAGAGAAAGGATTATTAAGCCTTTGCTCATATATGGATAGTTGCAAGAACTCTGCCACAGCCTTTTCAAGACGGGCACCACGAGACAAATTGTAATCCGACATCAAATAGATGCCTTTACACGTAGAGAGCACCATACAATCAATGAACACCTGAAGCCGATAGGGTAGTCTGTTGAAAACAGGTTGGAACCAGCCGAACATCGTCGTAGGATTGACAGGTTTCACCCATCCAGCCTTACGTAACGTATCAGCTGCTTCAGCAAAGCGTTCTTTATAGTCACTGTGTCCTGTGATAGGACCTGATATGTAGATACGTGGTTGTTTCATTTTATGTATTTCCAAATACAATGTTCTTGTTTTCCGAGTCGTAAGATGAAAGTACGTTCGTCTTTCGCTCCCCATTCCGGCTTTCCATAACCTACGCCCAATCCATCCAGTTCAAATAACATCGTTGTAGAGGTATAAGCCCGATGGAAGCAGACATGTGTGTATGGCTTAAAAGTAATGACATTGGCATCACCTTCAATCGTGGCATTCTGTACCAAACGCTTTATCCAATAAGGAGTCATGCGACGGTATTCCTCTTTCTTGATGCCAGCGGCTATCATATCATACCACTTATATCGTAGAACCAGATGTAATACTTTAATCTGCATGTAGATGTTCAGGATTTGCTTCACGATAGAAGCGGTTAATAGATTCCTTCCAATGAACAGTAATCCCTTCATGGTTGGCCACCTCCGTCACCTTATCCACAAAACGGTCACACTGGTTCCAATCGTAGCGTTTAGGAGAGTATGGAGAAAGTAATCCGATACGGATTTCAGGGCAAATATCCTTAATGGCAAAAATCATTTCGAGAGAAGCCACGAAGTCTATGACCGGCTCAATGGATGCGAAGGTGGTGATTTTAATATCATGCAACTTACGCATCACCTCAATGCGCTCGCGGTTTGATGGAGCACCAGGTTCCTTTTCATCATGGCCTGTCAGCGTGAAGCCAATACGAAGCAGATGGCGATAGATAATGAGATTGCTCAAAAGCATGTGATCCTTAGCCCACCAAGTAGCCTTCGTGAGTATTTGCACAGGCACGCCGTGAGACATCGCATAAGATGCACATTGAAGCGTGAGGTCAATCGTCTCGTGTAACATGGGATCAGTAGCAAAAGAGAAGAAAATGCCACCATCAGCGATGATAGAAACGCGATTAGCGTCCAATTCCTTTCGGAAGTTCTGGAATGCTTCAGCCGGTGTACGTCCTGCCTTCTTTTCCAAAATCGGAGTATTGCCACCAAGAGACTTCTTCAGGAAGCCACGTTTAAGATAACAATAGGTGCAACCATGCGAACAACCTCGATAGAGATTGCATCCCCACGGAGAGTATTCGAGGGCAGGGCCATCAGGCCGATATATAACACCTTTCTTTTTACTCATTTTTCGTCCTATTAAACATAACTATTATTATCATGCGATACTGTCAGAACGTCTTAAAGTCCATTTGACACATATTTTTCTGTAAGATTTTCATAGATGTGGCCACATGGCCAGAGAAATCAACAGTAGCAGGATCGGCGTAGGCATCCATTGCATCATAAAGGGCATCATGTATGGGTGTTGCATAGTGATTGACATATCCCATACGCTCCTTAATGAGCGCATCCATCTTTCTCTGATGTTCTTTATAGAACTTCAGCATCACCATCGCTCTACAGGCCTCCGTTCTCAGATCGAGGTAAGAGAGATCTGGAAACTTCTTTTTAAGTTCGTTATTGATAGAGAAATATAGGATGGTAAGATCTGAGGATGACAGTTGCATAAATCTGTCCGTCTGAGTCTCTATTTGCTTGATATGTGACGGTTTGAGGTCTTTAAGATATTGCCCCCTCTGTTTATCAAACATCATCTTGACGGTACGTGACAATTTTTTCAATTCAGAGATACGATAGTGAGCTGCCAGTTCAACAGTCTTAAAAGCAAATCTCCAAGAGAGTTCAGTAATAACCAGTGGCGCATACGCTATCAGTAAGTTCTCCTCACGGGTAAACTTATGGAGGCGTGCCTGAACATCTGCGTGTATTTGTTGGCGAAAAATCTCTTCTGGAGTATGCCCACCCTGGATAAACGGAGGAGCTGTTTGACGCGGATTATTAGAAACGACACCAGAAGATGATGCTTCTGACACCGTGGCAGGACATGTCTGATGAACGTGCTGAGTTACGAGACGGCCATCTGCACGCAGAATAACACACTTATATCGTGTGCCATGTGGAATTTGTTGATGGCACAGATCACAAGTGTAATCCTTGCGTGCGATGGGTGTTGTTGTCTTAATAACAATCATTATCGTTGTTTGTCTTTTTGTAAGGCTTTGTGCATTGCGCGAGCTGCTTTTTCGTCACCTTCGCAAAATGTAGCTGTAAGCATCTGGATTTGTTGCTCATCGAGGCATTTGCGGCAATACGGATGTGATGGTATGTCGGGGTCGATATTCGGCCAAAACGCCACAGCCGCGTTACCACAAATGCAGCATTTACATTCAGAAGCCTTTAGAATCAACCTCTTTGACATAGTTGTTCAATCTTGATTGATAATGTTTTTTTACCTCCATCATCGTCTGTGTTCGCACGTCATCAGGGTTGGTATTATACACTTCGAGGTCCCTCCACCAATGCTCTTTACCCTGTTCAATATACAACGGTTCAAGCACGGGATTCGGGTCAGAAACCTTCACTATCCAACTCTCAGGAATGAAACCCGTGAACGAGTTTTCCACGCGCCATTCATTCTGAAATCGATAGCACCTCTGATCATGTCTTTTACCATTTTTCTTTCCTTTTTCACAGAAACGAATAGTGCGATAATTGCCACGGTGCATCGCCGCCATACATTGAAGGAAGTCTTTGTCGCCACACGAGTGAAATTCACTCTCAAAATAAAGCGGCCAAATGTCACGTCGGAAGAAGAACCATAACGTATCACGCTCCAAGTCATCCATCTGTTTGATATAACGAACTACTATCTCATGCCAGATGTGTTGACGAAGGTGGGAACCGCCCGCGAAGCCCTCCACGGCGCAGAGGAAATCGCGCCAATCAAGACACATGGTAATCATTCTACTACTCTTCTTTATCCGCATCAGCAGATACGGTAGTTTCTTCTTTTCTTTCAATAAGTACCCCTTCGTCGGTGCAGCGATTATACAGCGTGCCATGATACAAAATCATAGCACCCACCTGACGGCGTAGTGCCATCTGCTTTTCATCAGACCAAGACTTGAAGGTGTCAGAGGACAGGAATTTCAGTGTTTCACGAAGTCGAGCGCGGATAGCATTCTCCTCAGACTTCATCACCTGTTGTTCTGGATTGAGTTCAGCGAATGGAGGTTGAATACAACTATCTACCTGGTCAAGAATAGAAATGGCTTTATCATTGCCTATCTCTTCAAGAAAAGCCAAAATCCCTTCTGTAGTCACCTCCTGCTTGTGAATCGTAATGGATAAATTATGCTTCTCTTTTTTGCGGGTTACATCAAATACAATCATCGTCAACAAGAGAATTAACAAAATGGCTTGCGTCCACATTTGACCAAGGAAATGTTCAGAGACCATCACAGCGACGATCACAACAACTGCAATAAGCAGAGCTTTTAGAATGTAGAGAAATGTTTTCATTTGTTTATTGAATTAAATGGTTGGGTAAGCGATGAACAACCTCTGGAAGAACCAAGAGGCATATTAAACCAGTTTTGCCTTTTCTCCACCATAAATACGCATGATAGGAATGATGGCATCGTGTAT